CCTTTAACTAGTTCACAGTGCATCATCTTTTTCATCCTTCCTCGGTACCTGTTATGAACAGGATTTTTGGAACCACTTCTCCGGCGATTTAACCCGGAATGATTTTAACAGAGTTTTCTCTCTGGATATTCATATGAAATACCTAAGTTTAATATGAGGGGAAGACCGATTTAGCGTCAATAGAACCAACATACGAAATATTAGCACATAGTGCATAAGTAATAGTTGCAGCAACACCAAACAAATATGGGCTTGATTCAGTATAAGCCGACTCAACATTAGGATAAAATTTCATAGTATCAGCAACAGTTGCATCAGTACGCACGCCATAAATGGTCATACCATCTGAAACAGTCATAGCTGTCCCAGTAGGACTGAGAAGCAGCTGACTAGCAGTAACATTAGTCCAGGCACTATTAGCCAGAAGAGAATTAGTGTAATCAATAATTATTTTATACACATCGCCATCCTCACTGCCTGTAGGCCACGCAGAAGTTGCACTTGCTATCGTTGTCTTAGTATTAATTTGTCCCAAAGCAACAGTGGAAGTTGTAACTGCTAAAGCAGTAACACCAAAAGCCACGGGATTCCATAAAATTTGTGTCATTGGGAATTTTATTAACCGGATGGCAACATTCTTCTCAGCAAACTCAATATCATAGTCGAATAAAACATATCCTGGGCTATCTGTAGTTGAAGTCTTAGACAACAAAAACATGTCACCGTCAGCATACTCTTCAACACCACTATGCATACCGTAATCACACAATTTCCACTCTTGTCCCATTTTAAACTGAGCGCTGTGATTAGTCCATTGAGGACCAATAACAGTGTTATCATCAGAGAGAACAAAATTTAACAAATTGGTTGAAGTCTGGTTCAAATAAACAGAAGAACGATCCTTATTATAGTAGAACATCACATCACCTGTTGAACTCGTGGCAGAACTAGTGATATAATGAGCTACTACAGATCTAAATCTGAATTTAGCATACATTCGCATATAATTCGAAAGAACAGAATCAGCAAAGCAAGCAGGGGTCAATGGACAACCCCCAACAGTTGTCCAATCATTGATGGTTGATTTCGTTCCAACTGGTTGAAACATAAAGTCTCGACCAATGACACGAACACCACCATTGGCTGTCGGAATCTCACGATTCGAAGAACCTTTAATCGAGTTCCCAATAGAGACAGGTGCAGTATTAACTGTAGTAATAGCCCCCGCTCGTAAACTCTTTGAAGTCTTCTTCTTTTTACTTCCTTTAACTTTGAGCGACACCTGAGCCATATTGGCTGCAAGCATTGCAACTGCTTGTTTAGCAGCTGCCTTCTTTAAAATCTTCTTAGTCTTATTTTTCGTCATTTTACGCCTCCTCCTCCACTCTAATTAAAGAGCATTTTTCCGTCTTCGGCGACGGCGCTTCCCAGCAAAACCATACACTTTTGGCATATAGTTAAATGGACGCTGGAAAGTTTCTGACAAGCCAGAATCAGAGGGAATCCCTCTATAAACTGCCTCTGGATTACCTTGGCTCAGACCCTTATACACCTCTGATCCTTCTTGATTTCCCAACTTTCCCGTTTTAAAAATCAAAGAAGGATCAAACTTTCCGATAGGAATTCCAGGAGGATTATAAAACTCTCCCTTGCCTTTAACGACAGGAACTTCTAAATTCGAGTTATAAATGTATTTAAGTTCATGAGCAGCAAGTCCAACAAGTGGAGCCATTGGCCCTAAGTAAGAATACGAAGTCACGTCAGATACAATATCTGACAGATCATTCATAGTCGCCTTATAATATATATTATCAGAAAGCCCTGATAACTGGTTTAGAGCTGCGGAACCTAAGTACCCACAGACATCCACACCAAACGTTGAGAGAGCATTTCCGAAAACCTTTGGTTCATCGTGAATCACTACACTAGTAATTCCATTTGACATCTTTTACGCCGCCACCTACCTTAAATTTCCATTTAATTTGATCACCACCTGATGTGGAAAATTACTTTTCCTTTTATGAAATGATATAAAAACATCAGGCCGCCTTTTTACTTCATGCTGAGGAAGTGATACCTATATCGACAGAGTGAGACAAAGTCTAAATATACATGCATTCGATACTTATTTTTATTTTATTTTTATTATTTCACCAATGAAATGAACACTCTGAAGTGGGCCTTTTAGCGACATGCTTAGGTCGTTGACAGTTTTACGACATATCAAAGGTCGTTTAGGAATGTAGTTTCAACTACCAGCCACTTTCGTACCCCTTTTGTTTATTTTGGAGATACTTTCTACTGGGAATATCCGCTAACTTGAAGCATTCTGGCTGCTTCTCATGCATCTGAACAAACAGATTATAGAAAAACATAAAATGCGGAACACTCCAATACCAATTCCTCATATGAGATTGCAGAGCTTGGCTTAAATCCCCACCCTTTACATACTGAACATTCAACGCATGTTTAGTAAAACGCTCTGGAACAAACGTCCAGCACATCTCACTCTTACAGTATATAAATTCGTTGGAACAGAAAGACGCCCCGTCAAAACTATCTTTTCGGATTAGTTCAACCGGGACTCCTAAATCTGCGCTTACTCTTTCATACTTGGAAATATCAATTTTCTTGTTACGAAATGCCTGAACAACGTCATCACCTGCCGCTATGATAGGATCATTTAGGATATCTTCTTCGGACTCTCCCAAAATCACTTTAATCAAACAGTCTATGAACACTTGTAAAGGTGTGTTCGCGTCAATTGTTAGAAGCCAACCACTACTCATGGTTCCATC